AGCATTAACTAAAGTTATAGTTATTGTGCTGCCTGATCCAGCATCTTCTGATACTATTAATGATTTAATAACAGCTGTTTTGAAACTAGGCACTGTATACAGTGTAGTTAGATCTGTTGTAGTTAAATCTGCTTTTTTATTTATAAAACTATTTGCCATTAATTTAAAAAGAAGTTTTCTGCTTCTACTTCATCCTTTAATTCTTGTTGAAACGTAGTGTTTAATTTTTCTACAATTGCATCAAGGTCTCTTACTTGAGCTTCTGCAGTAGGTAAATCATATTCTGAACTAGGTCTTGTTAATACTTGTACTATCTTTGCCATTATCTACGTCCATCCGGTTGTATATCTAATCTAAATGTTCCTAGTTTCCAACTTTGATTAGTTGTTGTATTTGCTATTTTTAATGCAATAGCTCTAGCTCTTGCACGTGTATCTACTTTTTGTGTAGAAGATGAAATAGTAAATGGTCCTAATGATGAACCAGCTTGACTATCATTTGGAAAATTTCTTAACTGTAATGTAACTTGTGTGTTACCTGTTTGAGCTATAAAGTCTGGTATAAATCTTCTAATCTTCATTATAAACTCACCATCTCCTCTAATATCAGCAGCTCCTGTTGTTTGTCCTGTTGCACTTCTTCTTTGACTTATATCAAAATCTCCAGACTCTATACTAGCAACAATTGCTGTTGTTGCAGATCCTTTTACTTGATCTGTCCCTGTTTCGTGTTCATAGTATATAGTTGACCCTTCAGTATTACCAACAACATCAAAAGATGTATCTACTGATGCACTGTATTCTAAAGCATGTGGTGTTCCAAAAACAGCGGAGTCTCTCCACATTGTTCTAGCCAGTGTTCCATTTGTCCAAACAGGTCTTTGCGGTGAAGAATCAAAGTAGTTATATGCTACCATTCTATTTACAACTGAAGAACCTGATGTTGGATAAAACCATATAATTTCACCAAAAAGATTATTTAATCCAGCAGATACCATTTGATTACCTGATGTTAAATTTATGTCATCATAGACATGATCTTCTACTAAACAAGGTAGTGATTCTAATTTACCAGCATATCTAAAGAAACCATTTTCTGACATCCAATATGCAGAACCATCAACTTCTACACATGCATTCTGTCCAACTAGTCCACAGTTAGTTCCGACTTGTGCAAACGCAAAGGTTAAAGGTTGGCCAACAAAACGTTGTGTAAATAAAGCTGTATCAGTCCAAACAAGAATTGAATCTCTACCTCTTATAGCTCCTCTAATTTCTGATCCATCAGCTAGTCTTTGTGTACCGGCTGTATTAGTTGCCGTAGGTGTATATGTGTTTATATCCTCTTGGTCAGAGAATCTAATAAACATATTATCTTGTGTTAATGGACTACCTATTGTTCTTTCAGTTCCAAAAAATACTAAGTGTCTATCGGGTGTAGATACAACCATGTGTCTTGATGCGGTAGGCGCTCCAGTTATAATTGCAGCTCTTGTTGTTTCTGCATTTGCTAAACTAGAATCCCAAGAAAAAACAGCGCTATCATGAATTAAACAAATTGCTTTATCACCAAAATTATCTAATGACCACATACCCGGTTCTAATACTAAATCACCTGATGCAGCTTCTCCCCATGCTACAAAGTCTGTTGTATTAGTTACAGTGTCTCCACCATTGTGAGCAGCGGCTGTTGTACCTCTTACTCCTCTTGTAACACCGGTCAGTTCACTTCCTGATATTCCTGTATAAGATATTTCTTCATTGTTAATTTTAACAAAACTAGTTCCTGTTGTTGGAAACAAAGAAGCATCTGTTAAAATAATTCCTGTTGTAGCAGAGCTATTAATTCCTGCTGTTATAGTTGTTGTTGCAACTCCTGTTGTTGTACCTCCCCAAGATCCAAGAGACCAACCAAAACCTTTTGCTTGAACTGCAGGTCCTACAGGATAATAGTGTTGTACTCTTATGCCACCAGATGTTGTAGCACCAGATCCAGATTCGTTTGATGGCATTGTAATTGTAATTGTTGTGCTTGATGGCACACTAGTTACCATAAATTTTTTATCATTAAAATCTGCCGCTGCAAAATTAGATCCAGTTATTGTGCTAAAATTATCTAACAATATTATATCTTGTTCATTAATACTGTGAGAGCCACTGAAAGTTATTGTAACAGTTGGTGATCCGTTAGTCGTGGTGAATGCACTTGTAAGCGTTGTTGTAGATTTAATAGGATGTATGTCGTAGAATACACCACCTGAATATGCATATAAAATTCTGTTTGTGCCTATAATTGCATACTTTCTACCTTTACTGTTTACAAAATGATGAAGACCTCTCCCTGCACCAGTTAATTTACTGTCTCCTAGTTGTCTCCAACCACCTATTTTTTCAGGTGTGCCATATCTAAACCTAACATTATCACAGTCTATCCACTGTGATTCTGCTCCAGTAGCTGTAACTTGTTTATTGATTCCAGGTGCAAAACCTATTTTTTGTAACATATGACTCCATTATAATACTATTTTACAAATGAAGGTAGACCCAGCATGGGTCTTCCATCAAATTTGTTTTTTTCAGCAAATGGGCCGTCTACATGATTATAATGCAAGAATACTTGGCCGCAAATGTTCCCGTCAAAAGGCTCTCGCCAATGTTCGAGTTCGCATCCACTATATACTAGCATATCACCTACTTCAAGCAAGACTTTAGTACCTTTGGGTGCATCGGGCTTATGTATGTTTTTATACTCGTCTATGACGCTGTCAGCCCCCGTACCGTCGATAAATATAGGCCATGGATCTCCACCTAGGTTTAATGTAGTGGATATCTCACATGAAGGTCTATCTTTGTGTCTTTTTAATTCATCTCCCTTTTTATATATTCTAGAGTATGAGTACGTTGGTATTAATTGTAGTCCTGTTTCTTTAGCCATGACAGGCAGCATTTTAACCAATAGTGTTTCCATAACAGGATCTGCATAATGAGAATAAGTGTTAGGTATTTGTGTGTCTCCCCACGTTCCAAACATACCTGAGTCAGCTATGATATTATTATCATACATAAATTTAGCTGCATCACGTTTAAGTAAGAAATAATTAAATACGAAGTTTGCTAACTCGTATGATACTGCACCTTTGATTACTTGATATTTATTGAAAGCCATGTTGTATAAAATTAAAACTTACTGATATTCTTATATCATTTGATTGATTAGGTTCAACACTATGCCAAAGATAAAATGGAAATATGATTATTCTACCCTCAACAGGTTCTAAATGAACCTCTCTCCATAAATGTTTTGGTGGTTGACCTTTTTTTCTTGTAGGCATATTTAACTGTACTCCAGGTCTTGGGTCATTACAGATTAAACTACCAGATTCTTTTGTAGATTTTATATAATATACTCCACTAAACAAACTATTAGGATGTATGTGTGGAGCGTTAGACCCACCTGGTGGGTTTATATTAGCCCACATATTTCCTAATATAGGCTCTCTATCTAAATACTCTTCTTTCCATACATCATTCATCATTATAAATAATTCATCTATTAATGGTTTAAATACAGGCATCTTATGCATTTCAGTTGTAGAGTGCCAACCGTTACGGTTTGTTTTTTTAACACCAGGATCTCGTTTAGACCACTCAACAATTTCGTTAGCAAATAATTGATTATCTAATTTTACATCTTTACCATATATAGTTGTTGGAAAAAATTGTTCTTTAATCATCTAAATGGTTTACCTCCAAACCAAACAACAAGAGATTGTCTCATACCTCTAGTTACTGGTTGAACTCTATGATTTATAAAAGATGCAAAACAAATTGCATGACCTTGTTTAAGTTCTGCAAATTTACCTGGTGCACCTATCTCTAAATGCCCACCTTCAAATTCTGATGGATCATTTAATAATAGAGTCATTGATATTTTTCTAACAGGTGGTTCGTGAGCCATATTTGTATCACAGTCCATATGCCAATCATAAAATCCTCCCACAGGATATTCTGTAAATTGTGCATTTTCCGTAACTCTAATATCACCAAAACCAAAATGATTTTCGTTAGCTGTTTGTATAAATTTATCTAGATCACGATACATGTGATTCATTTCTTTAAATGGTATCCAAGATATTGTTGTAACTCTTTTTTTTGTATCTGTGCCACCACCAGGTTTATTCATGCCTACCTGTGCTTTTTGTGGTGGTTGACTTCTGCCCGCTTCTATAATTTGTCGACATTGGTCTGGTGTAAATATTGGAGTTGTTGTTTGTATCACCCAACTTTTCCATTTAGGTTCTTTTATGATTTGATTTTCATACATTAAGCGACTCCTCTATTTTTAATCGGGTTATATTCAACATCCATATTTGCTGCAAGAGTTCTTCTCCACCCAGGTCCATTAAATGGATAAACACAATGTCTCATGTCATACGGAAAAATATAAAAATCTCCTTCTTTAATATCTGGTTGGTAATCTACATTTGCAAACATACCACTAGAAGAACCTAGTATCTGTAATCTACCGTTTTGTGGTGCTTCACTAGCAGAATATTCTACACCAAAACTTTTTGGTAATTTTAAAATCATAACACTAGACAACCCTGTAAACAATGATCCTTGGTGCACGTGCACTGGATTGTATTCATGTTCAAACATTTGATTAACCCATACAGAATTAAAATGCATATTATAACCTTTTACTTTATTCCATTCTAAATAATGTTTAAATTTTTCAAAAAACCACATTAATATGTTTCTAGGCAGATGATTATGTCTAGTCATTTTTTCTGTATCTTCACCATTAAAAAACAAACTGTGTTCTTTTTCTATTTTACCCACTAATTGTTTATTAGCAGGTTTTAATTTAGAATATTTATTTTCATAAATTAAATTAATTATATTAAATATTTCTAAAGGCACTTGATATTTTAAAACCGATTGACCTAAAAATACAAAATTAAAATCTGATGTGTTCATACTTCTTTCTAATCCTTTCTGGTATTTTATTTATATAAGGATTGTATTCTTTTTTTATTTCTGTTCTAATAGTATGCATATTCTTTCCAACCACTGTATCGTTGTAACCTATACCATTTATATTTATTTGTTTCAAGTCTTGAAAGGTATGATTAAAATAAGGTTCACCAATAAAATTATATATCTTTTTAATTTCTTGTCTTGGTTGTGTAACTAAGTCATCGTATTTTATATAAAGACACATTTTAGGATAATTGTAAGAATTTTTTATAGCTTCTAATTCTTTAGCCACAGCACCTTTATCATTCATAATCATTCCTAATTTTTCTTCATCATTTTTACAATTATATCTATTAACAAATGAATTAGGGTTTTCTGTATACCATTTCATGTAACTTGCTAACACGTCTATAAGATCTCTAAGAAGTATTATGCATTTAAAAGATCTTTTAAAATGTTTTTGCATTAATGAAAAATTACCTGGTGTCATCACAGGGCCACGATCAATAATTATACGTTGTGGCCAATCTTTATAATAGGTATCATAAACAGAATCTAATACATTATCTAATGATTTATGATCTGGATAATTTTGAAATACATCAGTTTCTTTTAATAAAAACAAATCTTTCATTATCTCTAATGTAATAGAATTAGCTGTGCATACTATTTCTGGATTTTGGTTTAATATAGATGTTATTAAGGTATTTCCTGACCTTGGCATCGCTACTAAAAAAAATAATTTTTTATTTGTTTTTTGCTCCGAGGTCACTGGTTAATTGTTCTTTCTTGTTGTAAATCATTTCTCCTGATTTTTTAACTCTTTCTATACTCTTTAATTGACCTAACACATTAAACACTTCTGGTTGACTAGATCCAGATGTTAGTGTTTCTGCTTTATTTTTCATAATCATATGATAAGAATCTAGTTGGTGTCTATTAACATCTTTTGTATCAAACGACCCATCATCAAATTCTTTTTTTAATGTAGACCAAAGTTTAATTTCTCTCATACGATCTCTTGCAACTAATTGCATATTAGCTAAACCATATCTAGCTTCGTCTAAATCTATTTGATATTTTGTTAATTTATAGTCGTCTTTTTCTGTCTCAATCTTTTTCTCTAACCATTTAATTTTTGCTTCATTACGTCTACAATCAAAAGATAAACTCATTAAGTTTTCTAAGAATACATTTTGTTCTCTAACACACTGCCAATACTTTGCAGCTTTTGTTGGATACTTCATATCTTGAAGTACAGACATTCTCATTTCTGTTTCTGTTCTAAATACTTGTTTCTTGGTCCATGTGTCACGAAGCTCGGCTGTCATAGCCTTAAACTCTTTTACATCATTGGGATCTAATAAATTATTTAAACTTGGTGCTTCTTTTTCTATTAACGCATGTATATTTCTTTTTTCTGTCATAATAATCCTTTCGTAGATGACTATATATTATCTTAACTAGTTGTCAATGTTTTAGATGTAACTGTGCTTGTTTCTCCTGTAAATTCTTCTGTATTTGTTACTCCTGTTGTTGGACCTGTTCCACCTCCAAAAGCTAATCCTAAAGCCTCTGTTCCCGCACCAGCAAGTTTTTGTCTTGCTGTTGCCATGTTTGGTCTTGTAGACCATGCTGTTCCGTCATACCCAAAAGTTGTAGCTAGGTTTGGACCAGAAGTTGTTCCTCCAAAAGCTATAGAACTATCTTGTGTTGCATTACTAGATTGACCAAAAACTCCTAAAGCTACAAGTAAACTTCCGCCGTTTGACCAAGCAGAACCATTATACTCTTCTGTTGCTGCAGTAATAGAAGGCGTGCTTCCACCACAAATTAAACCTGCTGTTGATGTCCCAGAGCCTCTCGCTCCTGTTCTTGCTGTATTTAAAGTTGGCAATGATGAGTAATCTGTTCCATCATATGCAAGTGTAGTATCGGTAATTCCAGGTGCTTCTCCACCACAAACAATTCCTGCTGTTAAAATTCCTACTCCTGCCGCTCCTCTTCTTGCTGCAGGTAAATCTTCTCCAGTTGACCAAGATGCACCACCATATTCTTCAGTGCCAGCTACTGCAGATCCTGGATCTTGTTTTCCTCCAGCACAGACTGCTGCTGTTTGAATTCCAAAACCAGTTGCATCCATTCTACCTGTACTTAAATCTCCTTGTTCTGACCATGTAGATCCATCATATTCTTCTGTTAAACCGTTATTTTTATTAGGGGCAGTATATCTTGCAAAACCTAATCCTGCTGTTTGTGTCCCACAACCAGACATATTATATCCAGCTGATCCTAAAGATCCGCCACTAGCCCATGCTCCAGCTGTAACGACAACTGCTGATTTGTGAAATTCTTCTGTTGATCCTGTATCAGCGGATGCAAACCCACCAAAAGCTAGAGCAGCAGGAGCTGTGCCTCCAGAACTGCCTGCTAAAAATCTTCTTGCTGTTGCTAAATCTGGACCCTCACTCCAAGAAGTTCCATTATACTCTTCAGAATTTGTAACGTTAGTTGTTGTGTATCCACCAAAAGCTAAAGCTAATGAACTAGTTCCAGAACCTCCCATTCCTTCTCTAGCAGTATTTAAACTGCCACCAGTGGTCCAGTTTGTTCCATCGTATTCCTCTGTTGCTCCAGTTACTGCGGGCCCTGGATTTCCACCAAAAACTATTCCTGTAGATTCTGTTGGTCCCGTGCCTGAAATTGATCTTCTACCTGTAGTTAATGTATTTCCTGCTGTCCAAGCGCTACCATTATATTCTTCAACAAGATCTCTATTTCCACCCGGTGGCGTATAACCACCAGCTCCAACCCCTGCCGTTAGAGTTCCAAAACCTGCTAAAAGAGCACGTCCTGTAGTCAAAGTGCCACCAGCACTAAAAGAACTACCATCATATTCAAAAGTTGTGTTTGAAGAACCTGATCCACCAAAAACTATAGCAGCAGTCTGAGTCCCTGCTCCTGCACATTGATCTTTATTTCCTGGTGTATTTCCACCAGAAGCCCAACCTGTTCCATTATACTCTTCAGAAACATTTTTAGGTGTTGAAGGTCTGTCTATTCCTGCCATGGCTAAACCTGCGGTCTGTGTTCCAGCACCAGCTAAATCTGCTCTTGCATCAGTCATACTAGCACCACTTGACCATGCTTCAAGAGCAACAACAGATTTTAAATTACCTGTAGCTGAGTCGTACCAAACCTGTCCCTCGTAACTAGAAGTTAACGTGGGGTCAGAGTCAAATACTTTTACTCTCTTACCATGTATGTCAGCGTAGTCTGCCATCTAAAATACTTATGGCAATATTACGTCAGCTGGTCTTGTAGAAGTAGCTTTGTCTTCATCAGATAATGCATCCCACTCAGCTTGTGCCGCTTGTACTTCAGCGTCAATCAAAGCTTGTGCTTCTGCTTTTGTTTTTTCACGACCGCCTTTTTCAGCTAACCACATAGCGCCGTCAACGTTGTTGCCAACCATCCAGACGTCTGCGGGATAACCTCTAAGGAAGAATTTTCTTCTGTCTTCTGCAGTGAAAAATCCTTTTCCAGTGTTAGTAGCTACTCCATATATAAAGTGTGCCATAGTTTAGTCCTCCTTTTTAAGTTTGTATATCATATTTATGAACTTTGTGTAAGTGTTTTTACGTTCAAAGATGTTGACTCTGCTGTAAATTCGTAAGTTCCATCTTTATCTTCTCCCCCACCAAAAATCATTGCACCTGCTGGACTTGTATTATTAGTTGTTGAACCAGATGTATTTTGAGCTGCAGGTAAACTTGGAGCAGTCGACCATGCTGTTCCATCATAACTTCCAGTAATAGCCGTTGATGAAGGTGCAGATCCTCCTGCATTATAACCAGCAGTTTGAGGTCCACCTGCCCCTGTATTTTCTTTTACAGACACTAAATAGTTTCCACCACTTGTCCAATTAGTTCCATCATATTCTTCAGTAGCATTTGTAGGATCTTCTACTCCAGGCGAACTTCTTCCTCCACAAGCAAAACTTGCAGTTTGAGATCCACCTGTTGCAAATATTGCTCTAACTTGAGACATAGTATTTCCAGATGTCCAAGCAGAACCATTATACTCTGCTGAATTATTTCTGTTTCCTGGAGGCATTGGATAATTATGACCACCACTAGCAATTGCTGCTGTTTGAGTTCCAGCCATTCCTGTTCCCCATGCATCATAAACATAAGTACCGCCCGCTGTCCAATCCGTTCCATCATAGTGAGCCGTAACTCTACCAGTAGTAGGAAAAGATGGAATACTACCTGGATTTAAACCACCTAATCCTAAACCTGCTGTCAATGTTCCAGTCGCTCCAACATTAACTACAGTTTGAGGATAATTATTTACACTAGTCCATGTGCTACCATTATATTCTTCTGTTACTTGATAGATAGGTGTGTCTCTTCCTGCAAAAGCAACCGCTGTACTATGTGATTCACCAAACCCACCTAATCCAGATCTAGCTGTATTTAAATTACCACCACTAGACCATGCTCCTGCTGTTATTAATTGAGCTGACGCCGTAAATTCTTCTGTTGATGATAGTGTTACATCTCCTGATGCATAACCTCCAACAGCTATTGCTGCTGTTGATGGAGAGGATACCCCTCCTGCTGCTAGTGATTGTCTAGCAGTTGCTAAAGATGGTTTTGCAGTCCAAGTGCTTCCATCGTAAGCAAAAGTAGCATCTGCATAATTTGTTCCAGAGCTCCCTCCACCAAAAAGTAATCCTGCTGTTTGTGTTCCAGCTGCTCCCGCTCTAAAATTAACAGCTGGTAAAGTTCCTCCAGCTGACCAAGATGAACCATCATAATGATTAGTGGCATCTCTGAAAATATTAGATACTCCAGGGGCAGGATCACTTTGACCTCCTGCTGCCCATCCCGCTGTTTGAGTTCCAGCTTGAGCTGTATTTTGAATTACAACAGGGTAAGCTCCTCCATCTGTCCAGTTAGTTCCATCGTATTCTTCACAAGCTGATATACTTCTAGGTGTTGATGGATATTGATCGCCGCCAGTTATTAACGCTGCTGTTTGAATACCAACCATTGTTGAACCTGTATTCATTCTTGCGTTAGTCATAGAGTTTCCTGATGTCCAACTTGATCCATCATATTCAGCTGAAGCTGTTAGAGTCGCTGTTCCTGTAAAACCTCCAGCTCCAAGTCCTGCAGTCAGTGTCCCACATCCTGATACGTAACTCACAGTTCCTGTATAATCTCCACCAGTTGACCAACCTGTTCCATTGTATTCTAATGTAGCATTTGTTTTAGCTGGTGAAGGATATTTATCTCCTCCAAAATTTATCATGGCAGTTTGAGTGCCAGCGCCACCTGCACCATAATTTGGTAAAATCAATGGACCACTAGATGCCCATGCTTCAGCAACTACCGCAGATTTAAAAGTATTGTCTGTTGAGTTAAACCAAATTTGTCCCTCAGCCGCATCATCCGTTGGATTAGTTGTGACTGTTTTAACTGCTTTACCGTGTAAATTTCTATATGTTGTCATAATTAACTCGTTGTAAAATCCTTTATATTAGCTGTTTCTGTATCTGTAGTTACAAATTCTTCAGTAGTATTTACTCCACCAGGAGTTCCCCCAGCAACAAAACCTCCAGATGCATCGACTGTTCCTGCTCCAGCCATACCTCCTCGACCAGTTGCCATATTAGGATAATTAGCCCAAGCTGTTCCATTATATTTTTGAGCGGTAGCTATATAACTTGGAGGGGAATATTTATATCCCGCAGCACCCATAGCGTTTGTTTGTGTTCCATAAACTTCTAGTTCCGATTTACCTACAGGTAGGGCTCCTCCAGATGTCCAATTAGTCCCATCATATTCATAAACTGCAGTTACTGATCTATTAGCAGATGGACTAGGTGATGTAATTCCACCTACATATAAACCAGCTGTTTGAGTTCCGCAAGCTCCCGCTCCTCCTGTCCCTGCAGGCAAAGCTGTAACTGATGTCCAATCAGTTCCATCATATTCTTCCACAGCATTTGTTCTACTTGGCGAACCTGCATTTCCACCCGCGCATACTCCTGCTGTTTGTGATCCAAATCCATTTGTTTGACCTCTGGCTGTGCTTAAATCATTTGTTTCTGACCAACTAGTTCCATTATATTCTTCACCATTATTAACTCCTGTTCCTCCAGAATTATCTCCACCTGCACCAAACGCAGCTGTCTGAGTTCCCCCACCTGCTATATAATTACGTCCTGTAGATAGATCACCCGACTCTGACCAAGATGTTCCGTTATATTCTTCTGTTTCTGTTTTTCCTCCTGGACCTCCTCCAAAAACTAATCCAGCTGTTAATGTGCTTTGCCCTGCACCAGTTCCATAAGCCCTAGCAGTATTTAAATTACCACCAGATGCCCACGCTGCCGCTGTAATTACGTTTGTTGATGAATTAAATTCTTCTGTGTTTGCAAGTGCAGGTCCATCTGCTTTACCTCCACAAGCTACTGCTGAAGCTTGAGTTCCAAATCCTCCAAGTCTTCCTCTTGCTGTAGCCATGTCTCCTGTTTCAGACCAAGTGGTCCCATCATATTTTTCTGTTTTTGTTGAATTAGAAGGTTCAAGACCACCAAATGCTAAAGCGGATGAACTAGAAGTACCTGATCCTCCCATTAATATTCTCGCTGTATTCATATTACCACCTGTTGTCCAACTTGATCCATTATATTCTTCTGTTGCTGCAGTAACAGGAGTAGGGCTAGATATATAACCACCAAAACCTAATGCTGAAGTTTGAATTCCTGCTCCACCTAATTGAGATCTTCCTGTGCTTAAAGCTCCACCCTCTGACCAAGCACTACCATTATATTCTTGTGTTTTTGTTTGTATACCAGGAGCTACGTCTCCACCAAAAGCAAGTCCTGCAGTTTGTGTTCCACACCCTGACAGATAACCTACCGCAGCTGCTAAAGTTCCGCCATTTGTCCAACTAGTTCCACCATATTCTTCTGTAGCATTTGTAACGGGTGGTATATTACCACCAAAACATAAACCAGCTGAGTTTGGTCCACATCCAGCTGTAGAAATTCTTACTTGACTTAAATTGCCTCCTACTGCCCATGCAATTCCATCGTATTCTTCGGTTGCATCTGTATCACCAGTACCAGCAAAAGCTAAACCTGTAGTACTTGTACCACCAGCCGCTAATCCTCTTCTTGCTGCATTTAAATCTGCACCGCTAGACCATGCTTCAAGAAGAGCTAATCCTCTAATTTTTCCAGTTGTAGAGTTATACCACATCTGTCCATCGATTGAATCAGATGGATCAGATGTAACGTTTTTAATTTTCTTTCCGACTAATTCTCTATAAGTAGCCATTGATCTCCTTAATTATTCTTTAAGAGCCAACCTTGCGTACCATCTACATAAACTAAAGTATTTGCTGCTCTTTCTGTTGATACTGTCAAAGGATCTGTTGATCCTGCAATTTTTTCTGTTCCGTTTTGATCTATTGTTAGAGCATTTGAATCAAATGTTCCTGCATAATCTATAAAAGAAATTTCATCTCCAATACTACCTGCAGGTAAATCCATTTCTATTGCGCCACTTGTGGTATTAATAAAATAACCTTCACCAGCTGCTGCTGTAAAGTTTGATGTTTTTACAGCTTGCCAAGAGGTTCCGCCTGATACTTCAGCAAATGATAATTGACCAACAGCCGTTGTTCCTGAACCTGTAATACTAGCTACTTTTAAAAATCTGTCTGCTGTTACGTTCCCTGTTGGAAATTTAAGTTCATAAGACTGTCCAGAACTATGTGGGGGTGACGTAAGTTTAATCCCGTGGGAGTTAGACTCACAATTAAGCTGAATTGAACCTGGGTTTGTTGCCCCTAAAACTTCTATAAGACCAGTTCCTTTAGGTCCAACTTTTAAACTAATATTAGAATCACCACCAGTTGCTTGAATAGATGGTGCGTTTCCTGTTGCAGAGTTTGTTACGTCTATTTGGTTTACTGCAGATGAAGTTGTTTGAAATATTATTTGTTCATTACCGTTTTCATCACCTATAAAATGTGCATCATCAATTAATATGTTATGTGAATTAGTATCTAAATCTCCACCTAATTGTGGTGATGTATCATCTACAACATCTCCACCAGTTTGGATTTCTATCATTTTAGGGTTTGTTGTATCTGGATTACCAGATGCAAAAATTATCGCTGTTTTTTTCTGTGTAGCTGAAAAAGTAAAACTATCTCCTGAACCAGAAGCGTATTTAAATTGAACTGTATAAGCTCCTGTACTCGAATTTTTTAGTATATAAAAGTTTTGAACATCATTAGGAATTGTTACCACTGCATTACCAGATAAAGATCCAGTAAACTCTATCATCCTGTGTGCAAGAACATCTCCTGTTCCTCCATCAGTGCTTGATAAGGTAACAGTTCCACCACTAGTTAAAGCTTGTTGTGTAAAACCACCAGATATTTGTTCAATGACTTGTAAATTAACATTTGTTTTATCACCCCATGTACCAGCGTTTTCACCGGTATTTTGAAGTTCTACACCTAGAGGTGTGTATGTTGATGCCATAAAAATTCTCCTATGCTGCTACATCATTATAGCTGTTATTTGTTCCTGTTGCAACATTTGAATAAGTTCCATTAGAACCTGTTGGTACATCAGAATAACTGTTATTTTGACCAGTGTCAATATCTCCATATGCAAAAATAATAGGAGTTCCTATACTAGAAGTTATAGATTGCCCTGTTAATCCAACCTGCATATCCACAACAGATACTGATCCTACACTAGCGTTAAATGATTGACCTGTTAATCCTAATCCTTCTTCTACTGTTAGAGAACCAACACTGGCTGTTGCTGATTGCCCTGTCGGTAGAGCCACAGCTCCTCCTAATCCAACTATAGATCCTAAACTAAATGATGCTGACACACCGGATATTAACGCTGTATCATTTGGTATTGTTACTGTTCCTAAACTTAAGGTAGCTGATTGACCTGTTAAATCTGCTTCTTGTGAAGATGATCCAATTGCAGTTCCTTGTGATACTGTTATTGATTGACCAGATGGTTGAACAGTATCATTTGGTGCAATCGCAGTTCCTTGTGAAGAGGTTATACCTAAACCTGTTAAACCAACAACATCAGCAACATCGGGTGTTCCTAAAGATGCAGTCATAGACTGCGTTGTAAGTCCTACCGTCATTTCTATAGGTGAAATAGATCCAATAGAAAAAGATGCTGATAATGTAGTTTCTATTACAACAGGTACAAAAGCTTCTCCTTGTGAAGATGTAATTTGTTGACTTGTTAAACCTACGATGACATCAGGAACAGATGGCGTTCCCAAACTAGATGTTATTGATTGACCAGTTAATGTGATTACTTGATTAGAAGTTTGTCCCCAGGCTCCACCACCATTCCAAGATTGTGCACCCCAACCTGTTTTTAAAGTTGTATCTGCGTCCCAATAAGCTTGGCCCCAGGTGAACCTGCCCCATCCTGAAGATACCGACATGGTCGGCCTCCTATGCTAATCTTATGATTGCTGTAGTCGCTGCTGCTGCTGGAAACTCAATTTTAAAAGTTCCGTTACTCGCTGTTTTGTCACCACCAAAAGCTATAATTGCTACAGCGTTTGTTGTGCCTGAACCACCATTTGTTGTTGTGTTGTAGATCATAGCACCATTTGCAGTGAAAGATGCTGATGTATAAGTTACATCTGAAAAGTCTGTAAATGCAGTTGTTGAAGATAATGAAACACCCGCGTTTGTTAAATCTGCTCCACCTGGTTGATATGCCGTTCCAGATGTATTTGTAATTTCTTCTGTTGTTGCATATCCTGTTGTAGAAGCACCTAAAGTAGCACCACTATCAAATAATGCTAATTTAAAAGAGTGACCACCTGAAGATTCAAAACTGTGTTTACCTTGTAAAAGTTCTTGTTTAAAACTATTACATATTGCCGATGTTATTGCCATAATTTTCTCCTACGGGTTTACTGAGTTTACCGGTATTCGAACAGCGCCATCTGTATAGTCATCTCTTCGTCTTCTACCGACTTGCTCGTTAGCAAACTTTTGTACTTCTTGTTTATATTTATTTTCATATAAAGTCAACATGTCTATCGGGCCTTTTAAAAAGCCATATGCTTCTGATAAACAACAATATAAAAGCCCGTTTGGAAAGTTGAGACTAAGATAATTAGTATTACTACCCTCTAAAATACCGGCCATTTTATTAAAATGTATTCTAGCTAAATAATTAGTATTAGGTGTAGGGGCTAAAAATATTCTACCTGATGTCGAATCTGTGTTTCCAGTTGCACCTCCAAACATAGCATAATATTTAGGCTTTCCTTGAGCTGCTGCTGTCCCTGTTACATCTTGATATTCTTGTAAATAACTCATATCTTTTTTTTCTAAGAAAACATTTGGCCCTGTTAAAACAGAGTTAGAGTCATAAACTTGAATTGCTCTTATAAATAAACAACCTGCAGGGGCGTTAATAGTTTCTTGTCCTGCAACTAAATTTACAGATTGTTGTTTTCTATCTGCATCAATTGGAACATCCCTCATTATTCTGTATTGAGCATTTAAAATTATATTTTCTAAAACAGCATCTGTTAAAACATTAGAATCTGTTTCAGTGTAACTTTTAATTTGTGTTTTTAATCCTGATGCACTTAATCCTGACATTATACTACTCCTGCTATCTCTTTACAAATAGGACAGCTTTTTTTGTACCTATTGTGTGTTCCACATTTTATTGCTTTACCATCAACATCTGTGTACATAGGTGTTTCTGGTTCTGCTGGATCTTCATATAATTGAAGATGCTCATCCTTTTCAGGACACCCACATTGTTTAATTCCAAATAATTTACAAATAAAATTTTTTAATTTTTTAATCATGCCGTTACCGTTACAGGTCCTGCTGATGCAAAACCACCTCCTCCTACTTCAGTTATACTAGATGTTGTTGCTGTTGCAAAGGTATAATTATCGTCATCTACTCTTGTAATTAAATAACCTGCAGCTAAATTTATTGTTGCTGCAGCCACTCCTCCAACAACAGTTGCATCTCTAAATCTAACTCTATCATTATTTGATCTACCATGATCAGGTTCATTTACAGATATTGTTGTAGATCCATTTGTTGTTGTAAATGGATTTAATGGTAAAAGTTTTGGAACAGATGTCTCTGTTCTGTCAGGTCTAACATTACGCAAAGATATAGAATCACCATTCATAGGTTTTGGTTCTAATTGTGGTTGTTTTGGTTCAAACTCAGAAACGTGTACAAAAGATCCATTCCACTCTCTAACCATTTCTTTGTATGGAAACTCCATACCAGATCTATCTGATATTGCTTTTGCGTATTTACCTGTTGCGTACTTTGCCATTATGCTCCTGGATAATATGCTTTAGGAGTTATGTGTGTGCTAGATGCAGAACCATCTTCGGCTAATGCTCTTGCAAACTCATCCTCATAAACTAATTTCATTGTTTGAGTTAATTGTGGCACATATTTCATAGCTAAATAATATGCTAATCCTGATACCATGCAAGGCACAAATCTAAATGGAACATCTGTTGCATTAGTATAATCACCCACATCTTGTATTCTTTTTATGTAATAGAAATGCATATCTTTAGATGCATTTGTTGAGTCTGGTGTTGGATAAATATGCACTCTAACTTTATCAATAAATCTTTCTACCCAATATTGATTAGGTGTACCTTTAGATAGTTTATTAGAAAAACCTGCATAAACAGATCTATCTACTTTTGTCATCGGGCTATCTGATTGATCTGTTTGAGTTCTATTAGATCTTAATTGTGCTTCAAGGACATCGGACATTCCATGAACGTTTGATGGTGTAGATACAGCGCTTGTGCCATCAGCGCTAGATCTAAAAAAATCATAATCTGATTGTCCTTCAATCAAATCCATATTAAGTTCATCTACTTCCCAATAGTGAATGCCTCTATTGCCCCATTCTTGAAACAATATATTTAGTGTTCTTCTAGCATTTTTTAGTTGGTAACCAGCAACATTTTGCTGTCCGATACGTTCAAAAGCTTCTTCTATTATCTCGTCAATAGCAAAAGTTTTATCGAACGTTGCTGTTCCCGAAGTAGTATTAGCCATTTAAACTCCTAGCCAGTATAACCGATAGTAACAGAATCTGTAGTAGTTAAATCTAAATATACTCCTGTTTCAAATCTAATACCATTTCCTGGAACAAATACATCTAAACCTTCGCTACTAAATTTAGCTTGGAATTGTAAAGAACCACCTGTTCCTGTTCCATCGTGTAATTTAACTAAACAGTCACTTCCACCATGAGCTAATATGTATGTAACTCTACAAGGCCCTATGTTAGTAGAACCGCCCGTAATAGTTTTAAAATTACCATCTGCTGTTAATGTACTAAACTTCTGATCTGAACTCATATTTTCTCCTTAAAATTAAATGTGGGGCCGAAGCCCCACACTAATTAATTATTACGCTATTGTTGCAATAGGAGTTGATAAAGTCTCAGCTTTATAAGTTGAGTTAGTACCATCATCCTTAATGCAAGTTAATCTTACTCTAGCATTTACAGCAACTGAGTTAGGTAATGTTAAAGTATCACCTGCAACGTCACTTGCTGGGTTAGCAGCTGTTCCACCCATAAGCGAAAGCGCACCAAAGAAATTTGATACACCTGAGCCAGGTAAAACAAAAGTAACAGTTTTAGAACCACCGACAGCGGTAGTTACAAAAAACTCATAAGTGTTTCCAACATTAGCTGTGCTTAAAGCAGGCATGTTAACAACAATATCACCTGTTCCATCAACTTCAAAAACTGTTCCTGATTGAGCAGTAGTCAAAGTTGTTGTTACATCACCACCCGTATTTAAAGTAGAGTTGTCTATTGTTTGTCTAAAGTTTGGTCTAGCATCATAAGTTGCTTCAACCGTAATAGCACCTGTTGTGCTATTTTTTGTTATTTGTTCAAAACCGTTTTCCGATCGGACCGGTCCATTAAACGTAGTATTTGCCATAATTATATCCTCCTAGTTTCTGAACATAGTCTCTAGGCCGTCGACTATACGCGTCTATGTTCTAATTAATTGTATAGTGATTATTTTATACACTAGTTTTTAGTAGAGCGCAAGAGAGCCTGTAGTGTGAATTGAATTATTCAACGATGTAGCTTTTTTATTAAGTAGCTACAGAAACTTGAGGAGCTGCATCTTCTATTCTATTTTTCATATGAGCTTTTTCTGCTTCAGCTGCTCTTATGTGGCTAAGAACTTCTCTGACTTTTCTGTCAATCTTAACCATGTTGAGAGTATATCTACCCTCTCTCAGATGCTCCTGCTCCCATTCTAGATCCAATACTCTCTTGTGAGAATATAGGCTTTCCAGATGTTGCATTATCGCCTCCATTAATAACCTCCTCGTAGGTTATTCTGTTACATCTTGGATCTTGCATTTCTCCAAGATACTCCCATGTTATATCAGATTTTCCCAATCTGTCAATGATTGCGTTTTCTATATCTAATGGGCCTTCAATGCATTCAATTATGAAATCGGTATAGTGTAAATAAGCGGATATTTTTACTTTAAATTTTTTCTTCATCTTTCACCAGTTTGATAAGTAAATGGGGCCGTTTTAAGGCGGCCCCAAAAATTTAGT